TAAATATATATTTAATATTTAAATTTTTTATGAATTAAAAAATAAAACGAATTTTGAAAAATAAGAATCATTTTTCAATTCAGTAATATAATGCCACATTCTCTTTCTATTATACACAATTTCATTATTTTCATCCATGGATTCAAATTGAATGATTAATTGAATCAATTCTTCTTTTTTTAGACGCGTCTTGGGAATCTTATAATAATTAGCTATATGTTGAAGCATTTTAACTGTATAATTTTCAAAATAATCAATATGCTGAGCCATTAAGTTATCCTCATCGAAAAATTGGAACTGTTCATGAAAATCCTTATCTTGAAAAAAATTTTCATTATTTAAAATACTATCTATATCTTTCATATCGTTGATATTCCCATTTTCTTCTATCTCATATTTTAAATTGTTTTCCGGTTTGGATTCCATCATTTATATATATTATTAATTTTATTTTTAATATATTTTTTTATTTTTCAATTAAAGATTTCATATCCATATGCTTGAATTTACATTTACTTGAAATACCTTTTGCCTCTTTAATATTAGTGCCACAAATATCTTTTACATAATTAATAAATTCACTCCATTTTTCATCTGATTTAATATTAACAATAGGAATATTGGATATAATTATGAATAAATTTTCACTAATTTCATCATGTTCCATTTTTTTACTTTCATCATGCATATTTGTTTTAATTCTTTGATACAATGAAAATACAATATTTTCTATCATTTCCAATTCTACAATCTTATTTTCAAACAAATTACATAAGAATAAACTCATTGCTCTTCGTTTATCATTAACAATATTTAAATCACAAAATTTATCATAATTTTCATTTGGGTCAGCTACCTCAATATTTTCAAATAAATTCATATAATCTTTTAAATTATTATCAATAATGGTTTTAATATAATCATATTTTTCTCTTAGACAACTGCAAAGTTTAGCATAAATTTTACTATTAAAACTATTAGAAGTTGCCATATCCAATATAGTCTTACCTATTTTATTAATATCTTCGGATTTGGTAACAGTCTCATCAAAAGAATCCAATTTTTCTGTCAACTTTTCAATAATAACTCCATATGTTTTTTCTGTGATTCTATTAATTAACGACCTGATTGAATCAATCTCTTTTTGAATTCCCTCCGACTTAATTAATTCCGTTTTTTGGAAATTTCTTATTGCCTCCCAATCTTCATCATTAATTACTTCCGGAACCTTCTTTTTCTTTTTATTAAATTGTTTAGTTGATGTATTATTAAACACAGGAGTTTTATCATAAGTAGGAGAGGCAACTTGGTCTGCTAATGAATTAATTAAAGCAATTGTTTCTGGAGTGACGGATTTATCTTTTAAACTCCAGCTAATATTTTCAATTTCCTTTAAAGTATAATACATAGTGGCCATTTGTATATTATAATATTATAAATATTTATATCAATTTTTTTATTATTTATTTATGAAGTGACTTAAATATTATTATTTAATTAGTTATATGGAGTTTCTAGAAGTAAATAATTGGGATGAATTAAATTTAAAAGAAGAATTATTAAGAGGTATATATAGTTATGGATTTGAGAATCCTAGTCCTATCCAATCAAAAGCAATAAATCCGATTACTCAAGGAAAAGATGTAATTGCTCAAGCTCAATCAGGGACAGGAAAGACAGGTGCGTTTTCAGTATCTTGTTTACAAAGGATAGATGAGAACAAAAAAGAGATACAAGCATTAATAATGGCACCTACTAGAGAATTAGCAATTCAAATTCATAAAGTAGCTTCCAGTTTAGGGGAATTTATAAATAAATTAGAAGTAAAATTAGTAATAGGTGGAAAAGCAATGGATTCTGATGTAAAAGAATTAGAAAGTAAGCCACAAATTATAGTAGGAACACCGGGAAGAGTTCATGATTTAATAAGAAGGAAAAAGATAAATACAAAGACAATTAAATTAATGATTTTAGACGAGGCCGATGAGATGTTATCGTCTGGATTTAAGGAACAAGTATATAATATATTCCAATATTTATCTAATGATGTTCAGTTGTGTTTATTTAGTGCAACCTTACCATTAGAGATACAGAATCTAACAGAGAAATTTATGCGTGATCCAGTAAAAATTTTAGTAAAAACGGAAGCAATTACATTGGAGGGAATTAAACAATATTTTGTGGCAGTAGAAAATGATAATGCTAAGTATGAGACATTAAAAGATTTATTTTCAGCATTAGCAGTGAGTCAATGTATTATTTATTGTAATAGTATTAAACGAGTATCAGATTTGGCAGAAGCATTACAGAAGGATGGGTTTCCAGTTTCAGCGATACATAGTGCTTTAGAAAGGGAGGAAAGGGAATCAGCTTATAGAGATTTTTGTAAAGGAACAACAAGAGTATTAATTTCAACAAATTTAACTGCAAGAGGAATAGATGTTCAGCAAGTAAGCAAAGTAATAAATTTTGATATTCCCAAAAATATTCACCAATATATTCATAGAATTGGTAGATCAGGAAGATGGGGAAGAAAAGGAATGGGAATAAATTTTGTAACACGAAGAGATATAAAAAAATTGAAAGAAATAGAACAATATTATGATACACAAATAGAAGAACTACCAATTAATTTTGAAAATAATGCGTAAATCATTCATTAATTAATTAAATAAATTTATTAATGAGTAGTGAATTTGAATTACCAATTTATTATTTAGAAAACAAAGAGAGATTAGATGAAAATATTAAAGAAGATTTAGAGTTTAACAAAGTAACGGATTCTAAGGAAGGAAGACCAAGTTTATTGGAAAAAATATATAAACCAAAATCAAAGATAGGAAGATTATTTTTACAGAAACAGGGAGAATATTTTACCAACAATAAATTATTTTTAAAACAAACGCAACAAATAATAAGCAATTTAAAAGCAAATGAATGTAATAATTATAACATTCAAAAATATGATGATTTTTATGATTTGTGGAATAAAATTAGACAAGATGAAAATTTTATAGATCGTTTTTATTACTGTGATGTTAATTTTTTTAAATTTTTAAATCATAATTCTTTTTTTCTTCAATTACTTAGTTTATATAACTTATTTTCACCTGTTTTATCTCTTTGTATTCCTATTTTAATGCTTATAGTGCCTTTTTTTATGTTAAAATTTTCTGGTGTTAAAATCACTTTGACCTCTTATTTGGAAGTGCTACAAAAAATATTTTCTAAACATGCCTTAGGTAATTTTTCAAATATAATGAAAGAAGTATCTTGGGAAAAAAGATTTTATGCTTTGATTTCAATAGGATTTTATTTATTTTCTATTTATCAAAATTCTCTCGTTTGTTACCGATTTTATCAAAATTTTAAACAAATTCATGATGACTTATTTTTATTAATGGATTATTTGAATATTTCCATTTCCAATATGAATGAATATAGTAAACTTATCTATAAGCATAATACTTATTCACCCTTTTTAAATTGTATGCAAGACTATAAACATAAACTAGAATCATTATTAGATAAATTAAATAAAATCAATAAATTTACTTTCTCTCATAAAAAGTTAAATGAAATAGGATATGTAATGAAATATTACTATGAAATTCATATTAATGAAGATATAAAGGATATCATGGAATATAGTTTCGGATTTAATGCCTATATGGAACATTTACAAGGCATAGAACAATTGCATAGAGAGAAATTAATAAAAAAATGCAAATTTGGAAGAAAGCTCAAATTTAAAAATATTTATAATGCCTATTTAATAGATAAAACTCCTGTTAAAAATAATATATCTTTTGATAAAAATATTATTGTAACTGGTCCTAATGCTTCAGGAAAAACTACTATATTAAAATCCATTTTATTTAATCTTATTTTCTCTCAATCTTATGGATTTGGTTTCTATGATAATGCCACTATTCCACTTTACAATAAAATTCATTGTTACTTAAATATTCCAGATACATCTGGAAGAGATAGTTTATTCCAAGCTGAGGCGAGAAGATGTAAAGAAATAATTGATTCTTTTAATAATAAAGAAAAACATTTTTGTATATTTGATGAATTATTTTCTGGGACCAACCCCAATGAAGCATGCTCTAGTTCATATGGTTTTATAAAATACATGTTAAATAAAAAAGTGGATTTTATTTTAACTACTCATTTACACGAACTTTGTTATAAATTAGATAATTCTCTCCAAAATTTAAATATGGAAGTTATTGAGGAAGAAGATTATAATTTTAAATATTCCTATCAAATAAAATATGGCATTTCTTCCATTAAAGGAGGAATAAAAGTATTAAAAGATTTAAATTTTCCCAACGAAATAATTCAAGATTCTCTATTATTTAGATCTAATTATTAAATTCGTTTGTAATTACTTAAATTTATATTTTAATTTATTAATAATGTATGAATTTTTAGCCCATCCTATAACCTTATTATGTTTAGGGACTATATTTATATTAGTCGCTTTATTATTTTTTTATTTTAAAAGAACATTTTCCTTATTAGAACATGCTCAAATGCAACAAGCAAGAATATTGCAACAATTTATTACTAATATGGAAATGTCTCAAATACAAAGAGGAGCTGCTATGCCTCCTTCTAATTTGAATCAAAATCAACCATTAATAAATGTAAGTGATGATGAAAAATCTCAAGGAGATTCTGGTTCAGATGAAGATACCGATGATGAATCCGAAGAGGAATCTGATGAAGATTCAAATGAATCTAATTCAGTGATAGATATTCATGCATCTGAAGAACTTGAAACTGATGAAAAAGATATAAAAGTGATTCATCTAGAAAATAGTCATTTAGAAGAAGTAGAAAATTTAGAAATAGAAGAATTAGAGAAAAGTGATGATGATGATGAAGATGATGATGATGATGATGATGATGATGATGATGAGGAAAGTAGAGATACTGAGGAACCAAAGGTAGTAGAATTATCAGAACCTTTAGAAAGTGTTAATTTAGATAAAATAGAAATAGAAGAAGTAGCTGTGGATTACAAGAATATGAATGTAAATGCTCTTAAAACAATTGCCAAGGAAAAAGGATTGATGAGCGACGGAGAGAAAAAGACAAAAAAAGAATTAATTAAATTGTTAGAAGAACATAAATAAATACATTTTCTCTGTTAGTATATATAAATGAGTTGGGGAACTTGTACTTCAGGATCAAATAATATTCATTTTGATTTTCCTCCCATAATGAGTGATGGAAGAAATTTCGCCAAATGGCAACCAGGAGCAGTTATCAATCAACAAATTAGACAAGAAAATAATATACAATCTAACTGGCAATATAGACAATTTTTAACTGAAAATGCTGACTCTATCATTAAAGCCAACCAAATAGAAGCTTGTGATAATTGTTGTTATTGTCCCGCTATGAAAGTTGGAGAACCTATTTCTAATTCTCCATTTTTATTTACATCTTGTATGGAAAAATCACAACCATATGGTTATGATGACAGTAACTTAAAGAATTTATATTTATCTTCTTACCAACTTCAATGTAGAATGGTAGCTCCTATTTTAACACAAGATCAATATTTAACACAAAAATATCCTAATCCTAATTAAATTTATTTAATTTATAATTAAGTAATTAAATAAATAACAATGATATAAGTAATGAATTTATTAAGTATTGATGTGGGAATAAAAAATTTGGCACTATGTTTAATACATCTTGATGAAACAAATAATTTTAAAATAGAAAAATGGGATGTAGTTAATTTATGTAAAGAAGTTAAACAAACATGTGAATGTGGTAAAAATGCCTGTTACATATTTAATAATAAATATTATTGTAAAAAACATGTAAATAACAGTAATAAACAGATATTATGTAAAGAATTAGAAGAAAATAAATTAAAGAAATTAAAAATAAAAGAGTTAAAAGAATTATTAAAAAAAGAAAATATAACTTTTCCTGAAGAAAAAAGTAAACCATTAATTATTGAATATTTAAAAACATATTTACCAGAAAATTTTTTGTTACCTTTTTCCAATAAAATAAAAACGAATGATCTTAGTTTAATTGAAATAGGTATAAATTTGAAACTGTTACTTGATCAATTATATAATAATATAAAGATAGATGTTGTTATAATAGAAAATCAAATTAGTCCCATTGCCAATAGAATGAAAACCCTACAGGGAATGATAGCGCAATATTTTATTATGAATAATGTTGTAAATATAGAATTTATTTCTGCAACTAATAAATTAAAAGATTTTACAAATAACAAAAATACAACTTATTCTGAAAGAAAAAAAAAAGGAATAGAAATATGTGAAGAAATATTAGTAAATAATGAATGTTTGAATAAAGATTTAGTAATGTTTATAGAAAGTAAAAAAAAGGATGATTTAGCTGATTGTTTTTTACAAGGCCTATGGTATTTAAAAGAGAATTTTAAAATAATATATAATTAATGTGTTTGATTTAAAATTAAAGTTTCTTATTTAATCATAATGGCAGAAATAATTGACATAAGTGAATTAGACACCGGTAAAACAATTAATATTAATAATTCCATTGGTGATATAGAAGAAATTAATGTAGGAGGGAACAGATCGTCTAATTTTGGAACGGGTATCGAACTTTTAATGAATGATAAAAAAAGGAATTCTGGAAATTCAGGAGGTTTGTCTTCGGATATAAATATTGATGATTTAAATAATTTAGAAGACGAATTAAATGATTTGACATTACCGAAAAAATCAATGAAAGATGCAAGATCAGACCTATTTTCTGGAAATTTTAAATTGAAAGGTGATGATGACAATTTATCTTTACCTGATGAATCAAATACGACTCCTCCTGCCGAACCTATTAATTTAGGACAATCTACCAAAGACCAAAGTGAAGAAGAAAAGAAAACTTGGGATGGTTTTGGAAAGTTTAATAATATTCCTATTAATCCAGAAGTTTCAAAGGCACATGTAGAACCTCAAATGTCCAAAGAAGATATGTTAAAGGAAAAATTTAAATATTTACAAAAGCTTGAAGATCTTGAGAAGAAAGGAGTAAAGCTTACTAAAAAATATGATATGGAATCTAATTTAATGGAAATGAAAGGTGAATATGAAACCATTGTTGCTGAGAAAGAAAAAAAGAATTCCGTTAAATTTCAAGGAAAAATGTTAATGGCCTGTATTACTGGTATTGAGTTTTTGAATAATAGATTTGATCCTTTTGATGTTAAACTAGATGGTTGGTCTGAACAAATTAATGAAAATATTGATGATTATGATGAAATCTTTTCTGAGTTACATGAAAAATATAAATCTAAGGCATCTATGGCTCCTGAATTGAAACTTCTTTTCCAATTAGGTGGTAGTGCATTAATGGTTCATATGACTAATAGTATGTTTAAATCAGCTATGCCAGGCATGGATGATATTATGAGACAAAATCCAGATTTAATGCAACAATTTACCCAAGCTGCTGTAAACACCATGGGACAATCTAATCCTGGATTAGGTGGTTTAATGGGCTCTATGATGGGAGCTGGTGCAGCACCTAATATGCCAAGACAACAACCTGAGTTTTCACCAATGAATAATGGACCTCCTCCTGCTCCTATTGCAACCCAAGGTCCTAATTCAGCTCCTCCACCAGTTAGACCTGGATATGTTCCTCTTTCTAATAGACCAGATATAAATGCTAGTAGAGAAATTCCTGCTGCTGAAAGAAGTAGACGACCTGAAATGAAGGGTCCTTCTGACATTTCTAATTTGCTTTCAGGATTAAAGGTTAAAAAGACAAATGTTAATATTCAAAATGATAATGACGAAAAAGGTAGCACAATTAGTATTAGTGAACTAAAAGAAATGCAAAATGATAATGTTCCGGTTCGTTCTAAACGCCGTAAATCTGAACGCAATACCGTCTCTTTAGACATTTAAATAAATAATTAATTATATTATTTTTAGTTATTTATTTTTTACTTTTTTTTGATTTCTTTTTTTTACAACCTTTTTGTTTTCTTGTTCTTCTTTTTCTTTTTTTCTTTCCACCTTCTTGATCTTCTTGATGTTGTTCAAAATCTTCTATTTCTCTTTTTATTCCCTCTTTTAAATTATCTAAGTCTATATTTAATTCAATTGCTTTTTCATCAATTATATCATCTAACATTTTATTTAAATGTTGTAATTCTATTGATCCAAGTTCATAATCAAACTCTTGTAAATTTGAATGAAGCTCAGTTAAAAATTCCTCAATTTCTTCTTCCTCTCCATTAGGATCTTCATGTATTTTAGAAATAGTGTTTTCTAGATCACTTTCTAATGTTTCTTTTAAATTACCGTAATGTTCATTTCTGCTTCCTGGAATCATATTGGGATAATCTTCCTCATCTGAATCTTGTTCCATTCTATCTTCATAATCTCTCATCTTCGCTTGGTATAATTCTGCAACTTCGGGATCACTTAAACATTGTTCTTTTGTATTACCTCTACAATTAGGACATTGAAATACTTGATCTTCTTGTTCCCGTGTATCAAAGTTTCCTTTATTTAATTCAGCTAAACAATTTTGAATAAAACACTCTCTATGAAAGTTATGACCACATGTAGTTGTTAATCTTTGATTTGGGCTTATTTTTTCCATACAGATTGGACAATCTTCTTCATTTCCTCCTTTTCTTCTCCTAGTTCTTTTTTTTCTGTTTGTTCTTTTTTTTCTGTTTGTTCTTCTTTTTCTTTTTTTCTTTCCACCATAACTCCCTATTACATTTTTTAAATCATCTATATTACCAGCAGCTGTAGCTACTGCTTTTAAAGCATAAGGATCTTGTGATTTATTAAGTTGATCTTTCAATGTGTATGTTGTGTATATTTTATTTTCTGAGGTATTTAAAAATTCTTTATTGTCTCCTTGTTCATCTTCAAACACTAATATATTTTTTTTTCTTCTTCGTGCCATTGCCTTTTTGTCATGTCCAAGAAATTTCATATTGTTGAAATATAAAGGCGTTGTAAGCACATCATTAGGGTTTCTAATAAGTTTAGTTATTTCTAAATCATATTTATTACCTATTACTAAAAATCCGGGTTGTATTTCTTCTCTATATGGATTATTCATTAAATATATATTATTTAAATATAATATATGTTTGAAAACGGATTATTTATTTTCAGGAGAGATTTACGCATTCAAGATAATATAGGTTTAAATTTAGCAATGGAACAATGTAAAAAAGTTTATCCTATTTTTATATTTACCCCAGAACAAGTAACTGACAAAAATAAATTTAAATCAGATAATTCAGTCCAGTTTATGATTGAAAGTTTGGATGACTTGAGAGAAAATATAAAAAAACAAGGTGGACATTTAAATTGTTATTATGGAGAGAATAACACAATTATTAAAAAACTTATTAAAAAATGGAATATTGATGCTGTGTTTTTTAACTGGGATATAACTCCTTATGCTAAAAAAAGAGATGCCTCTATAGAAAAATTATGTAAATCTCTCAAAGTGGAATATGTTACTACTCAAGATTATTATTTATATGAACCAGGATCTATTAAATCAGGTTCAGATGAACCA